CTACGAGTTCACGATGGGCCGGACGTCCCATGTGATGGGAATCCCGGGCCGGTAGACAGCCTCGTTGCCGAGTTTGATCGAATCCTTCAGGTGCTTGGCCAGGGGCTTGTCGTACTTCTCGACCTGCTTGATGGCTCGGTCGACGGCGTTACGGAAGGCGTCGCGGACGTTTTTGCGCTTGTCACCGGTCTTGCGCTGTCGCCCGCCGAGACCCTTGCCGCTCTCGATGTACTGGAGCAAGACAGCCATCTCCTTCTCGATTTCCTCAATACGGGCGTGGTCGCCACGCTCACGTGCTTCTTCCATTTCTCCAAACAGCTCATGCGCTTGCTGCTTGCACTCGTTTAGAGCGCGTCGATCAGCGACATCGCCAGCATCCCCCAAGGGCACACCTTGGGTCACTTGGAAGCCTTCCTCGATTTCCTCCTGTGCAACACCGGAATTGGCGGGCAGATCAATCGCGTTGACTGCGCTCCCAACGGCGACTTCATAGACCGACGTTTCACGATCTGGAAACGCCAACAGGAGGTTGATGTATTCCGCGCCCTTCTCGACGTTGAGCAGATGGATGGTGTTGCGGCCCTGGAATCGCGTCTCCCAGACCGCGCCGCGCTTGCGGAAGAAGTTCTCCGGTAGCTTCTCCACCGAAACGACGGACGACATCGAGATCGTCGATCCAGACTCGTAGGCCGTCCGGAGCAGGCAGTCGCCGGGCAGAGTGCGCTCACGAATCCCCTTGCTGTGTCGACTGAGCAGCTCGTCCAGCGCTCCCATCACCTCGTTGGCGTGCCGCTTGTAGAGATCGAACACCCGCTGCGCGGCCTGCCCAGCATCACCGTTCAGGAACTTGAATACGCGTCCCACGTCGGGGTAGCTGCTGACGAACTGCGTGACATCGGTCAGATTCTTCACCTGGTTGGCGCGCTCCAGATAGGCCGCCGCCATGATCTTCTCCACGTTCTTTTTCTTGTCCTCCGCATTACGGCTCTGAGTGAATACGTCGAATTTGTACTGCTCCACCGGATCGTACTGATCGGCCTTCGCTGCGAGAACCGCGAACCGACGGTCGATGCACTGTGAGCAGCCACCGCAATGGGTGTGCTGGTTCGTCATCTCCCAAGTGTGCGTGCAAGTCATCGAATGCTTGATCAAATCGTGGCAACCCGCGTCCGTGATGACCTTGACGACGTCAGCCTTCGTCTTCCAGATATACGGGTTCTCGACCGTGAAGGGCTCGCCCGCTACCAGCGAGATGATGTCCTGAAAGCCCTTCATTACCCTGGGGTGGGTTGTGCGCGTGGCGCGGCCGCCGACCACTTGGGCGCACACCGGCAAGTTCAAGCTGATGACGCCATTTTCATAGAAGCGCACGCTGCTCAAGCCCAGCATCCTGGCAATCGTCGCGCCGATGGAGACGTACAGAAATGACCGGCTGCGCTGGGTATATTCGTGGTTCAGCTCCTTGATCTTGTGAACCCGGACGCTAATGCGAGGCGGCGCGTTGCCATCGGCCTTCTCGGCCAGCAGTTGCTCAAGAGTTTGGTAGCGCTTGTTGAGCTTGGAGGTGGCCTTGTGCGTCACCAAGAGCACGCGCCGCTTCTGGTTCACCACTTCGTCGATGGCACCGGCCAGCGAGTCCAGTCCGCCGGAGAACATCACTACCTGCTCGGGTTTGCGGTACACCTGCCGGGTGTCATCGAACCCAAGGTAGTCCTGGAACGGATGATCCTGATCGAGCTTGACGAAGTCGAACTGATATTGGTCATCGGACAGGAAGCCGAGCGTCGAGCACAGCGCCTCCCGAACCTGCGAACTGTTCCAGAAATCGGGATCGCGCACCGGCACAACGAAGTGCAGATCGCGCCGCCAGCCGTCGCCAAAGGAATCGACATCATCCGCACCGCGCCGGATGATCTGGTCGGCGCTATAGACGTAGGTGGCGACCTCCAACAGATCGTTGAACAGCGCAGGCACCGGTTGGAACATCTTCCTGTGTACGTCCTCGATGCGCAGCGTGATGTTGCCTTTCCCTTCTTTGCCCGAAAGCCGCAGCCGCAGATCGCGTGCCGGGTCTTCGCTGATGCCTTTGGCGGACGCGTTGCCGCAAAGGATGTATCGCTTATCTTGCATCGCTGCGCGCTCCCGCCTTCAATTCGTCCTTCATTTTCTTCAGCGCGTAACCTGCGAACTTGTCTGATGTCTTTCTGGAGATATCGCCGCCCTCCTGAAATCGATTCTTGGAAAACCACTCGTTCGAAAATTTCTCGACGATGACCGATGCCTCCCGGGTGTGGGTTTCCAACGCCGCATTGAACTGGGCCGACTGATTCATCGTCGCAAACCGCATCCCGTCACCAAGCTGCGTATTGACGACCTTGCTCAGGAAATACTGCAGCCCCTCGTTGGCCAGCCGTGCAAAAAAGCGCCGCGAAAACTCGCCGAATTCCTTCGGCTTTCCCAAATCCCCGAGAGCGGCCCGCATCGTGTCCGGGTCGGAAGAAAACAGTGAATGGAGTTTGGGCGACAGAACATCATTGACGGCTCCGACGATGGCCCGGTTAGCGAGGCTCCCAAGGTCAGATCGTTGGCCGTTGCTGTCAACGCGACGATCCAGCGCCTCCGTAATCGCCGTGGTCACATCGATGAGCGAAGGGTTTCCGGGAAGATGGATACCCGCCGCTGCGAGGTGCTGGTGGATGTCGGGCTTCTTGGCGGCAATCGCCATCTGCGTCATCAGCCAGACGGCCTCGGTGTAGCCAACATCCTTCATGACGAAGGAAAAGGCCTTTTCCGCCGCAGTGATGGTGGCATTGGCGATCTGAGAAACGTCGGCACCGGCAGCGATTAGCCCGACGACCTCCTTCCACGCCCTCGTTCTTGGCAGTACCCCAAGCCGAACATGCCCCATCCAGGACTCCCCTTGTTGATATCAGAGCATCGCTGTCACTCGTTGCGCTTCACGATGACGATGCTCCGTGCCTTTTTTTCTTCTTTCCTCAAATACCCCTTGCGTACCAACTGCGCGATCTGTTCGTGAGCGCTAGCGTGGCTGATTCCTAGCGCCTCGGCCAGTTCCTTGACGGTGGGCGGCAGGCCCGTGCTATCGAGGATTTGGCAGATCGCTCTCAGCGTTCTTGCCTGCGGCTCCGTAATGCCTTCGGTCTTTTGCTTGCTCATGGCATTGCTCCTCGCCAATTGCGTAAATATATGACCTGATGAACATCAGGTCAATGGAGGCGACCCCGGTCAGAAATTCGCTCTCGACCGACTACGGACGAGACGTGCGCCGCACGTCCCATGGTGCAACCGGCTCGACGTCGTGCCAAAGAACGGTGTGACTGGCCCGTGCCTCTTGTTCGGCAAAGCCCAAGGCGACCAGAAATGCCATCAAGAATTTGTTCGTAATCTCGCTCACCCCTGCTGATGCGCTCCCAAACGGGATACTCCGACCGCCTTGCGCGCATATTCTTCGTGACGGTCTGATTACTTTACTGGATGCCGAAATGACCGTCGAACAAACACTCCCTGAATTGATGTCTCCACGACAGCGGGCGCGTGAGGCCGCAGAAATCATCGCAGCCGCCATCGCCCGCCTGCATTCCACCCGGCCTCGCGACAGCGATATTCCACTTGGCTTCTCGCCACCCGAGCGCGTTCATACAAACCCCTCTACAGAAGGAGTTTGCAAATGAATATACCGATAACCGGCCCGTCCCTGGCGGCGCAAATTGCCAATCTGCCCAGGCTGGCCATGAACGATCTGTGGGCGCATTGGGACAAGTATTTTCCGCGCCGCCCACCACACAACAACCGCGCCTACGTCGAAGGCCGCGTCGCTTACAAGATTCAAGAGGAAGCGCTGAACACCAAGCTGGCCGTGCAGACGCAAATGGCCCGCATCGGCGAAGCCCAATCCAACATCAAAACGCAGCGCGGCGTCGAGGTCCAGGTCGTGCCAGGCACGGTGCTGATACGCGAGTTCGACAGCCGCGAGCACCGCGTGACGGCGCAGGCCGATGGCACCTTCGAGTACGAGGGCCGCCGTTACAAGAGCCTGTCCGCCGTAGCCCGCCACATTACCGGCACCCAATGGTCTGGGCCTCTGTTCTTCGGAATCATCAAGGGCAAATCGAAGCGAGGTGCGAAATGAACGCTGTCGTTACCAAAAAGCGCTGCGCCGTCTACACACGCGTTTCCACGGACGAGCGTCTCGACCAGTCCTTCAATTCCCTTGATGCCCAGCGCGAGGCGGGCCAAGCCTACATCGTGAGCCAGCGCGCTGAGGGCTGGATGCCGGTGGGCGACGACTACGACGACGGCGGCTACTCCGGCGGCAACATGGAGCGCCCGGCCTTGAAGCGTCTGATGGCCGACATCGCCGCCGACCAGATCGATATCGTGGTGGTCTACAAGATCGACCGCCTGACGCGCAGCCTGACCGACTTCTCCAGGCTGATCGAAGTTTTCGAGCGGCACAAGGTGTCGTTCGTTTCGGTGACGCAGCAGTTCAATACCACCACCTCGATGGGGCGGCTGATGCTCAACATCCTGCTGTCCTTCGCCCAGTTCGAGCGCGAGGTCACGGGCGAGCGCATCCGCGACAAGATCGCGGCCAGCAAGCGCAAGGGCTTGTGGATGGGCGGCTACACGCCTCTGGGCTACGAGGTCAAAGACCGCAAGCTCATCATCGAGGAAAAGGACGCCGAGATCATCAGGCGCATTTTTACGCGGTTCACCGAGGTGCGCTCGGTCACCGACATCGTCCGGGAAATCTCTCTCGAAGGCATCACCACCAAGCCCAACCGTTTGAAGAACGGCGGCGTGCGTAACGGTACGCCGATGGACAAGAAGTACATCTCCAAGCTGTTGCGCAATCCGATCTACGTCGGCGAGATCTGCCACAAGGGTGCAGTTTTCGCGGGCCAGCACGAGCCGATCATCAGCAGGCAACTGTGGGATCGGGTGCAGGCCATCCTGGCCGAGGATGCGCACGAGCGGATGGGCAAGACCCAGACCCGGCACAAAACCGATGCCCTGCTGCGCGGGTTGATGTACGGGCCTGACGGCGGCAAGTACCACATCACCTACAGCAAGAAACCTTCGGGCAAGAAATACCGCTATTACATCCCCAAGGCGGACAAGCGGTACGGTTACCGCAGCAGCGCCACCGGGATGATTCCGGCCGACCAGATCGAGGAAGTGGTGGTGAACCTGCTGGTGGGCGCGCTCCAGTCGCCGGAGAGCATCCAAGGGGTCTGGAATGCCGTCTGCGACAAATACCCGGAGATCGACGAACCGACCACCGTGCTGGCCATGCGCCGTCTCGGCGACGTCTGGCGGCAACTGTTCCCTGCCGAGCAGGTGCGCCTGGTCAATCTGCTGATTGAGCGTGTCCAGTTGCTCTCCGACGGCGTTGACATCGTCTGGCGCGAATCCGGATGGCGCGAACTGGCAGGGGAACTGAGTCCGGACACCATTGGCGGCGAGTTGCTGGAAATCGAGGTGGCGTCGTGAATCGGTCATCCAAAAAGCTGATCGGCGACGGGTTGCCCCACGAGCGCCGCCATCCACTGGACAGCGGCGGCGTGCGGATCACCACCTTTGTGCCTTTCCACTTCAAGAAGCGGGGCATCAAGAAGGTGATCGTCGCTCCGGACGGAGTCAGCCAGCCGGTTGCCGTCACCGCGTCGCCCGTGCTCACCCCCGAGCAGGATCAGCCCCTGCTCAAGGCGATGGGGCGCGGTATCTACTGGCAGCAACTACTCGATACCGAGGCGGTGGTCACAACGATGGAAATCGCTGAGCGCGAAGGCGTCCACCGCTCCACGATCAACGAACTGCTGCGGCTGGCGCTTCTCGCCCCGGACATCATCCAGGCCGCCTACGAAGGAACACTCCCACGAGCAGTGTCGCTGGAAGCCATCCTGCGGGCCAAGGTGCCCTTCGACTGGGATGAGCAACGCCGGTTGATCGCGTCACTCGGCTAGCGGAGGGCCGAGAAAAAAAGTTTTCCGCTACGCCAAAAGTAGCTGTTGCTACGCCGGATGTAGCGCCTTCCCCGATGAAGGCGTGAAACGGCATCAAAGGCCAGTACAGGACTGGCCACCGCTCACGCCCCAATCCCTGAATGGGAAAGGAGCATGGCAATGGCCTATTCAATGGCAATGTCCCCTGGCTTCGGTGGCAAACCGGGCCTCAATTCCGGCGTCGGGTTCAACTCGATGCCTACCCCTCAATCTTCGGCACTGTCCGAGCGCCGCTTCCTGAGCGAAGTCGAGCTGGCCAGCCGCTGGGGTATGTCCCCAAAGACGCTCACGCGCTGGCGCGGTCTTGGCCGGGGCCCTGTCTTCAATAAGTTCTCGAAGAAGGTGGCCTATCCCTTGGACGGCGAGAACGGCGTGCTCGATTACGAGAAACGCCACCTCTACGTCTCGACCTCCGAACGTGTACCGGGTTGAGGAGATGGCCATGAAAGACCTTACCCACTATCCAGCAGACCTCGCCAGCATGACGGTCGCCCAACTGGTGTCCTTGCCGATTCGTGACTTCATGGAGTCCGAGGGCCACGTCGACGAGGCCATCGCCTACCTCAAACAACTGCGTACCAAGCTGGATGCCGCCAAGGCGCAGCGTTTCGGCGAGCAGGCCCGCGTCGCACTGCGGGAAGCCGGCCGCGATTTCGGTACCGCCCACATTAGCGACGGCCCGTTACACGTCAAGTTCGAGTTGCCCAAGAAGGTCAGCTGGAACCAGACGATCCTGAAGGAGATTGCCGAGCGCATCGTGGCATCGGGCGACAAGGTCGAGGACTACATCGACATCAAGTTGTCGGTGTCCGAAACCCGTTACACGAGCTGGCCCACGGCGCTGCAGCAGCAATTCGCCGCCGCACGCACCGTGGATGAAGGCAAGCCGACCATCTCTCTGACCATCGACGGGGAGGCGGCATGAAAAAGCTCCCCATCGTATCCGCCATCGAGCGGATGGCAGAACGCAAAGGCGTGAAGCTGCTGATGCTCGGTAAGTCCGGCATCGGCAAGACCACCCGGCTCAAAGACCTGGACCCGGCCACCACGTTGTTCCTCGACATCGAAGCGGGTGACCTGGCCGTGGCCGACTGGCCCGGCGACACCATCCGCCCGGCCTCGTGGCCGGAGTCGCGCGACTTCTTCGTGTTCCTCGCCGGGCCGGATCGCTCGCTGCCGCCGGAGGCCGCGTTCTCGCAGGCGCACTACGACCACGTCGTCGAGAGGTTCGGCGATCCTGCGCAGCTCGACCGCTACCAGACCTTCTTCCTCGACTCGATCACACAGCTCTCGCGCCAGTGCTTCGCGTGGTGCAAGACGCAACCGGGTGCGGTCAGCGACCGAACTGGCAAGCCCGACATGCGCGGTGCTTACGGCCTGCTCGGTCAGGAGATGGTCAGCGCCTTGACCCACCTGCAACACGCGCGCGGCAAGAACGTCGTGTTCGTCGCCATCCTCGACGAACGGCTCGACGACTACAACCGCAAGGTGTTCGTGCCGCAGATCGAGGGCAGCAAGACCAGCCTCGAACTGCCCGGCATCGTCGACGAGGTCGTGACGCTGGCCGAGATCAAGGCCGAGGACGGCAGCGCCTACCGCGCCTTCGTCACCCACACCGTCAATCCATACGGCTTCCCGGCCAAAGACCGCAGCGGTCGTCTCGATCTGCTGGAACCGCCGCATCTCGGCGCGCTGATCGCCAAGTGCGCATCGGCCACGTCCGCCACCCCCAACACCACCGAATCCAAGGAGTAATAACCATGTCGTCCAATTTTTTTGATTTTCAAGATGCTGATCCCCAACAGTCTGGCTTCGATCTGATCCCCAAAGGGGTCATCGCGCCGATGCGCATGACCTTCAAACCGGGCGGCCATGACGACGCGAGTCAGGGCTGGACGGGCGGCTACGCCACCGAGTCCTTCGATACCGGAGCGGTCTATCTCGCCGCCGAATTCGTCATCACCGGCGGCGAGTACGCCAAACGCAAGCTGTGGTCGAACATCGGGCTCTACTCCCGCAAGGGACCGACCTGGGGCCAGATGGGGCGCAGCTTCATCCGTGCTGCGCTTAACAGCGCCCGCAATGTCCATCCGCAGGACAACAGCCAGCAGGCCACCGCCGCGCGCCGCATCCAGGGCTTCCACGAACTGGATGGCATGGAGTTCCTGGCCCGCGTGGACATCGAGAAGGACAGCAATGGCCAAGACCGCAACGTGGTCAAGGTCGCGGTCGAACCCGACCACCCCGATTACGCCAAATTGATGGGGGTGCCGCCCAAGACCACCGATGGTGGCACTTCCGGCGCTCCGGCGCAGGCGGCTCCTGCTTACGCGGCACCGTCCCAGCAACGCGCACCCGTGACGGGCAAACCGTCCTGGGCACAGTGAGGAGATGGCCATGAACACATCCGTCCTCACCGCCAGCCACTACGGCGTCGTGCATTTCGGTGATCTCGACTGCGAAGCTGTTGTGCTCACCAACGGCGAACGCGGCTACGTCCAGCGCCAACTGGCTCGTGCTCTGGGTCTGCGGGAAAAAAGTCCGGGTACGCAGATTGGCGCTTTGATCCGCGAATTTGCCGCTAAGTCATTGTCAGCGTTCGAGAAAAAAGGGTACGCAAAGGTACGCCTGCCCTCGGGGCAGACCGGGACATTCTTTCCGGCGGGAATTGTGGGTGATGTGGCGCTCGGCGTCATCGATGCTGCATTGCTCGGACAGCTGCATCCCAAGCGCCAGCACCTCATCCCCAACTGCCGCAAGATTCTGTCGGCTCTGGCGGTCACTGGCGAAACTGCGCTGATCGACGAGGCGACCGGGTTCCAGTACCACCGCGCACCCGACGCGCTGCGGGAGCTGATCTCCAAGCTGCTGCGGCAATCCTGCTCGTCGTGGGAACGGCGCTTTCATCCCGACTACTACCGCGCCTTGTACCGCCTTTTCAACTGGCGATATCAGGGGCACGAGCAGAACCCGCCGCACGTCATCGGCCAGATCACGCTGCGCTGGGTGTACGGCCCGGTGTTGCCGGAGGATCTGCTGGGCGAGATCCGCAACCGCAAGGGTATCTCGCAGAAGCACCACCAGTGGTTGTCCGACCAAGGCCTCGCGCATCTGGAATCGCAGATTCACGCGGTCACAGCCATCGCGCGCAGTTCGATGAGCTACCCCGACTTCAAGCGCCGCTGTGAGGCCGCCTTCGCTGGCGCTGCCCTGCAATTGGGCCTGCTGCTCGATGAGTTCGAGGAGGAGGCGTGAAATGTTGGGTCTGCAAACGTCAAGCACGCGGCTACGGACACTCGGACGGTCGATTCAAGACAGCCGACCCGCACCGCTATCCCATCGACTGGGTGTTCTGCTCGCGCCGCTGCCAGGACACCTTCCACCTGCTCTACGGCAATTGGCTGCGCGCCAAGGAACGCCGAATCGATATCAAGGAGGTCGCCATGATCGATCCGTCTGATATCGAGCTTGCCGCGATGAAGCAGTGCCTCAAGGCCTTCGGCGAGGCGGTGGGCGAGATCGGCTTTGCCAAACCGCTGGGCGACTATTCCGAAGCCGAGGCACTGCGGGTGATCGACGCCATCGTTACCTGCTGGTCGGACGCGATGGTCGCGCACCACGAGCAGAGCAAGTTCCCGCCCGTGCGGGGCTTACCGCCGATGCCCGATCCCTTGTCGCCAGGCAGCGCCAATCCGTTCGCCGATCTGGAAGACGATCTGCCGTGGGATGAACCGAAGGGGAAAAAGCCATGATGGACTTCAACTCCTCATCGAGCATCTCTGGTCAGGTCACCGCCCTGGTCGACGCCGGAATGCAGCAGGCTCGCGCCCGCCAATCCGAGCGCCAGTACCTCGGGGCCTCGCGTCTCGGCGTGGCCTGCGAGCGCGCACTGCAGTTCGAGTACGCCAAGGCTCCCGTCGACCCCGGGCGTGAGATCCCCGGGCGGATGCTGCGCATTTTTGAGCGTGGTCACGTCATGGAGGACTGCATGGTCGTGTGGATGCGGGATGCGGGGTTCGACCTGCGCACCCGCAAGGCCGACGGCGAGCAGTTCGGTTTCTCGGTAGCAGACGACCGCCTCCAGGGCCACATCGACGGCGTAATCGTCGGTGGCCCTGAGGGCTTCGCCTATCCCGCGCTCTGGGAATGCAAATGCCTCGGCAACAAGTCGTGGAACGACCTGGACAAGAAGGGACTGGCGACTTCCAAGCCCATCTACGCCGCGCAAGTAGCGATCTACCAAGCCTATCTCGAACTGCACGAGCACCCGGCAATCTTCACGGCGCTCCACGCCGACACGATGGAGATCTACACCGAGCTTGTGCCCTTTGATGCAGCCCTGGCGCAGCGCATGTCGGATCGAGCGGTGAAGGCCATCACGGCAACCGAGGCAGGAGAGCTCCTGCCGCGCGCCTTCAATGACCAGACCCATTTCGAATGCCGGATGTGTGCGTGGCAAGTCCGCTGCTGGAGGGAAACGCAATGAAGCATTCCCATTCACAACCACAGGCAGTGGAGCCGATGGTCGGCGCGCAGCACGCCGCACGCACATTGGCTCTGCCACTGCATTTCTTCACCAAGCCCAGCAGCCGTGCTTCGAAGCGTATCCCGCACTACCGGGTCGGCCAGATGGTTCGCTTTCGGATTTCGGAACTCTCCACATGGGCGGCAACGCAAGGAGGCACTCATGAGTGACTACCGTGTCCGAATCACGGTGCGCAATGCACGCTTGCTGCGCGCCATCGAGCAGGCAGGCCACAGGCCGGGGGCGCAGTTCGCCGCCGCCGTCGGGATCAGCTACTACGGATCGCTGCTGCCTTACCTCAACCTCACGCGCTCCCCCCTCAACCGGGAGGGGCTGCTGCGGGAGTGCGCGTGGGCCTTGTGTGACTACCTGCGCGCATCGCCATCCGACCTGTGGTCGGATGCCCAACTGCAGCCGCTGAAGCAGAACCATTCGAGCGTCGATCTGGACGCGGACAGCGTGCAGGCGCTGGTCTGCGGCACACGCACCGCCGATGACCCTTTGCGGCTGGCCAGCCGTGCACAGGCATGCCGCATCCTTCAGGACGCCCTCAATTCGCTGACGCCTCGTGAGGCGAATGTGATCCGCGAGCGCTTCTTTGTCGGTTCGTCGCTGGACGAGATCGCCGAGCAGATGGAGGTTTCGCGCGAGCGCATCCGCCAGATCGAAGTCAAGGCGCTGCGCAAGTTACGTCATGAATCGCGCATCCCGCGTGATCTGGCCGGTATCGCCGACGTAATCGGAGGTGCCGCCGATGCTTGATTTCAACGACACCCCGCAATCTGTCGAACCCCCGAGCATCCTCAATGATAGCGAGCGCGAGGAACTTCGGGCCGGGCTGATCGCGCGCCTTTCATCGGTACTGGTCACGATGTTTCCGGCAGGCAAGAAGCGCCGGGGCAAGTTCCTGATCGGCGACGTGCTGGGCAGTCCCGGCGACAGCCTCGAAGTAGTGCTCGATGGCGAGAAGGCAGGACTGTGGACGGATCGCGCGACGGGCGATGGCGGCGACATTTTTTCGCTGATCGCCGGACATTTAGCGCTAAACATCCACACCGACTTCAATCGTGTACTCGATGCAGCTGCCGACCTGCTCGGTCGTGCTCGGGTGATGCCGGCGCACAAATCTGGCAAGAAGGAAGCCCCGGTCGACGAGCTCGGCCCAGCCACTTCGAAGTGGGACTACCTCGATCCGGCGGGCCATCTCATCGCTGTCGTCTACCGCTACGACCCGCCCGGGCAGAAGAAGCAGTTCCGGCCGTGGGATGCCAAGCGTCGCAAGATGGCACCGCCCGATCCACGCCCACTTTACAACCAGCCGGGGATGACAAATGCCGCGCAAGTGGTGCTGGTCGAAGGCGAAAAATGCGCGCAAGCACTCATCGATGCGGGCATCGTGGCCACCACCGCGATGCATGGCGCGAATGCACCGGTGGAGAAAACCGACTGGTCGCCGTTGGCCGGCAAGTCCGTGCTGATCTGGCCTGACCGCGACAAGCCGGGCTGGGACTATGCGACGCAGGCAGCGCAGGCCATCTTGTCGGCAGGCGCGAAAACCTGCCACATCCTATACCCGCCAGAGGAGGCAGCCGAGGGGTGGGATGCGGCCGACGCCATGGCCGAGGGCTTCGATGTTGCCGCCTTCCTCGCCCATGGCCCGCGTCTGCAGATGCACGACGTGGCCGATGAGGCAGAGCCAGTCGTCAGCAGTGACGAATCGGTGTGGGGGACAGAGGACGCGCTGGCCCTGGCCTTTACCCGCCGCTACCACCGCGACTGGCGTTACGTCGCTGGCTGGGGGCGCTGGCTGGTGTGGGATGGCAATCGCTGGCGCACCGAGGACACGCTGGCCGCCTCCGACCTGATCCGCAGCGTTTGCCGCCACGCTGCTGTCCGCGCAGACAATCCTAAGGTGGCGGCGAAGCTCGCCAGTTCGAGTACGGTCGGCGGTGTGGAACGGCTGGCCAGGGCCGATCGCAGGCACGCCGCCACCACCGAAGAGTGGGATGCCGACCCCTGGCTGCTCAACGCCCCGGGCGGCGTGATCGATCTCAAGACTGGCCGCCAGCGCCCACATGACCGTGCCGACCGGATGACCAAAATCACCACGGCCACGCCCGGAGGTGACTGCCCTATCTGGCGTCAATTCCTCGACGAGGTCACGGGTGGTGACAACGAGTTGCAGAGCTACTTGCAGCGAATGGTCGGTTACGCCCTCACCGGATCGACGCGAGAGCACGCGCTGTTTTTTCTGTACGGCACGGGTGCGAATGGCAAGTCGGTGTTCGTGAACACGCTGGCCACGATCCTCGGCGACTACGCGACCAACGCACCCATGGACACGTTCATGGAGACGCGCACCGACCGGCATCCGACCGATATGGCCGGGTTGCGCGGCGCACGCTTCGTGGCGGCCATCGAAACTGAGCAGGGGCGGCGCTGGGCCGAGTCGAAGGTCAAGAACCTGACCGGGGGCGACAAGATCTCCGCGCGCTTCATGCGCCAGGACTTCTTCGAGTTCTTCCCACAGTTCAAGCTGTTTGTGGCCGGCAACCACAAGCCCGCGATTCGCAACATCGACGAGGCGATGAAGCGGCGACTGCACCTGATCCCGTTCACGATCACCGTGCCGCCCGATCGCCGCGACAAGCATCTTCAGCAGAAATTGCTGGCCGAGCGTGACGGCATCCTGGCTTGGGCGGTGCAGGGCTGTCTCGACTGGCAACGCCTGGGACGGCTCGATCCTCCCCAGCGGGTCGTGGAGGCAACCGAGGAGTACTTCGAAGCCGAGGATGCATTGGGCCGCTGGCTGGATGAGTGTTGCGTGCGCGAGCCCAACGCCAAGTCGCTGACTGCTGAACTGTTCACCGACTGGAAGCAATGGTCGGAAGCGGCGGGCGAATTCAGCGGGTCGCAGCGGCGTTTTTCCGATCTGCTCATCACACGCGGAATTGAGAAATGGCGCAACAGCATGGGTGTGCGGGGATTCCAGGGGATTGGTCTCAAGAACCCGCCCACGCCCGCTTACACCCCTTACGCAGACAACTGACGCTCATGAAAAACCATCCGGCTGACGCAGCCGACGCTCTTTCACGTAACTCTCCACACGTGTGCGCGTGCGCGCCTCATGGAATGTTTCGACAAACCGTGTCGGCTGCGTCAGACCAAGAGCAAGAAAGGACTGAACACATGAACACGACGATCCTCGCCCTCGATCTGGGCACGAATACTGGGTGGGCGCTGCACCACTTGGACGGCAGCATCCTCAGCGGCACGCAATGCTTCAAGCCACAGCGGTTCGAGGGTGGCGGGATGCGTTTCCTCAGATTCAAGCACTGGCTCAACGAACTGCTGTCGGCCAGCCACTCCATCAACGCGGTGTACTTCGAAGAGGTGCGACGCCACGCTGGTGTCGATGCTGCACATGCCTACGGTGGATTCATGGGCCACCTCACCGCCTGGTGTGAGCATCACAACATCCCGTACCAAGGTGTGCCAGTCGGCACCATCAAGAAGCATGCGACCGGCAAAGGCAATGCCGGCAAGGACGAGATGATCGTCGCCGCAAGGTCACGTGGTCACGATCCCAAAGACGACAACGAAGCCGATGCCTTGGCATTGCTGCACTGGGCCATCGAGATGCAGGAGGTGTGACGTGAAGATCCCGGCACAGCAATACCGCTGCCCTCTAGGTCGCCTGCAACCGCAGACCACCGATCTTGAAAACATCAAACAGTCCGGCTGGCGCGACCAGCACATCCTCGTGGTGTCCGAGCAGGACGACCGTCTGGACTTCGTCGAGCGGGAGTTCGTGCGACGGATCGGCGAGCGCCTGTACGGAGGGAAGCGTCATGGCTGAATGGACAATGGAGGATGTGGCAGCGCGCTTTTCCGAGGCGGCAGAGACCGGACGGCGGTTGCCTCCGGTCAGAGTGCAGGGCTACTTCAATGTGTGGCCAGCGTTCGCACGCAAGGAATGGGAAGGCTTCACGGACAAGGACTACGAGTACCGCCCGCTGCCACCAAGCCCCGAGGCCATCGACCGGATGCTGGAGGCGATGCGATGGGTTCAGTGGCTGGAGGAGGAGCAACGTCACCTCGTGTGGATGCGTGCCAAGCAATATGAGTGGAGGGTTATCTGTCGTCGCTTTGGTTGCGAGCGGACGACGGCGTGGAGGCGGTGGCAACGGGCATTGCAGATCGTTGCTGAGCGGCTCAACGAGCAGACTCATCGCGCGGTAGTGTTTTGACGTGAATTGGCGTCAATAGGCGTGTAAGCGCTGCAATCAACGGCAATCAGCGGTTTTTGGCCATGCAACATCTACCCCGGGTTTTGGATACTATGACAGCTATGATCTGGCGAGCGGTGTGGGTGTGAATCTACATCGTTCTCAGTCAGGAAATTCGATGGGTCCTTCCTGTCAAAAATCCCATGCGGGGGGCGCGAGCGCGGCATTTCGCTAGCGTCAAACTGCAAACCGAGGTTTGCAGGGTTTGCAGGTTTGCACCCCAGTCCGACCGGCCCGCCACTGCGCGGGCCTTTTAGTTTCTACGGCAGCAGCGACCCTCGCGGCCCGTGACGGGGCTTTCCTCCTTTCACCCGTCCGGGCCGCACCTTTTTTGGAAACCTGAACTGAAAATGCTCAACGTCGAGTACCGCAAGGTCGAGACGCTGATCCCCTACGCACGGAATCCGAGGACGCACAACGACGAGCAGGTGGCGAAGATCGCCGCCAGCATCGTCGAGTACGGCTGGACGAATCCGATCCTGGTGGACGGCGAGAACGGCATCATTGCCGGCCACGGTCGGCTGGCGGCTGCGCGCAAGTTGGAGCTGGCCGAGGTGCCGGTCATCGAACTGGCTCACCTGTCGCCGACCCAGAAGCGCGCCTACGTGATTTCCGACAACCGCCTGGCGCTCGATGCCGGATGGGATGACGCGATGCTGGCGCTGGAACTGGCCGAGTTGTCCGAGGCGGGATACGACCTCGCGCTCACCGGCTTCGACGATGCCGAGATCGAGCAGTTGCTCGCCACCGACGTCGCAGTCGACGGCGAAGCGGACGACGCGCAGGAGAGCGACGAACCCGATGCGGCCGACGACGTACCAGCCACTCCGGCGACGCCTGTCTCTCAGCCCGGTGATGTCTGGGCATTGGGTGCGCACCGGGTGATCTGCGGCGATGCCGCCGATCCGGCTGTGATCGGGGCACTGATGGCCGGCGAGCAAGCGGTGCTTTGCTTCACGTCGCCGCCCTACGGTAACCAACGCGACTACACGAACACCATCATCGATTGGGATGCCCTGATGCGCGGCGTCTTCGCCCAGCTGCCGATGGCCCCGACCGGCCAGGTGCTGGTCAATCTCGGGCTGATCCACCGCGAGCAGGAAGTCATTCCATACTGGGATGCCTGGCTCGACTGGATGCGTACTCAGGGCTGGCGGCGCTTTGCCTGGTACGTCTGGGATCAGGGGCCGGGACTGCCCGGCGACTGGAACGGTCGCCTTGCGCCGGCCTTCGAATTCGTCTTCCACTTCAACCGGAAGGACAGTGAGGCGCGTCGCCCCAACAAGATCGTGCCCTGCATCTACGCCGGGCGCGACACCCATCTGCGCGGCGACGGCACCAGTGCCGGCGGCATGCGCAACAAGGACGGCAGCAAGACAGCGTGGAACCACGTCGGCACCGTCACCCAGGACTTCCGCATTCCCGACTCGGTGATTCGCATCATGCGGCACAAGGGCAAGATCGGTCAGGACATCGATCACCCGGCCGTATTTCCGGTGGCGCTGCCCGAGTTCGTGCTGGAGTCCTACACCAACGAGGGCGAGATCGTGTTCGAGCCGTTCTGCGGTTCTGGCACCACCATCCTCGCCGCACAGCGCACCGGGCGAGTGACCCGGGCAACGGAGATCGCCCCCGAGTACGTCGATGTGGTGGTCAAGCGCTTCCAGCAGAACTTCCCCGACGTGCCGGTGACGCTGGTTGCCACCGGCCAGACCTTCGATGAGGTCGCCGCCGAACGATTGGGAGCACAGGCATGAACATCTCCTGGCTTGCCGACAAGATCGAGCAGTGGCCGACCGACCGGCTCGTTCCCTATGCACGCAACGCGCGCACCCATACCGATTCGCAAGTGGCGCAGATCGCGGCCTCGATTGCGGAGTTCGGTTTCACCAATCCCATCCTCGCGGGCAGCGACGGTGTGATCGTTGCCGGGCATGGTCGATTGGCCGCCGCTCTGAAGCTAGGCATCGAAATGGTGCCGGTGGTGGTGCTCGATCACCTGACTCCAACCCAGCGCCGGGCGCTGGTAATCGCGGACAACCGGATCGCCGAGAACGCGGGCTGGGACGAGGCGATGCTGCAAGTGGAATTGATAGCCCTGCAGGATGACGACTTCGATCTGAGCCTGACCGGCTTCGACGCCGACGCGCTGGCCGATCTGCTGGCTGGTGGTGAGACTACCAACGATGGGCAGACCGACGAGGATGCTGCGCCAGAGGTATCGGAGATCCCTGTGTCCCGACCGGGCGACGTCTGGGTCTGTGGCGAGCATCGAGTGCTCTGCGGCGATGCCACCAATGCCGATGCCTACACCACGGTGCTGGGCGACGAATCGGCTGGCATGGTTTTCACCGACCCGCCGTACAACGTGAACTACGCCAACAGTGCAAAGGACAAGATGCGCGGCAAAAACCGCGCGATCCTCAACGACAACTTGGGCGATGGGTTCTACGATTTCTTGCTGGCCGCCCTGACGCCGACGCTGGCTCACTGCCGGGGCGGCATCTACGTGGCCATGTCATCGAGCGAACTCGATACCCTGCAGTCTGCCTTCAGGGCCGCCGGGGGTCACTGGTCGACCTTTGTCATCTGGGCCAAGAATACTTTCACCCTGGGCCGCGCTGATTATCAGCGCCAGTACGAACCGATCCTTTACGGCTGGACCGAAGGCGGTGAGCGCTATTGGTGTGGCGATCGCGACCAGGGCGATGTCTGGCAAATCAAGAAACCCGCCAAGAACGATCTGCACCCGACCATGAAGCCAGTTGAACTGGTGGAGCGGGCGATTCGCAATTCCAGTCGCCCGAGCGACGTGGTGCTCGACCCGTTTGGCGGATCCGGCAGCACGCTGATCGCCGCCGAGAAGTCGGGACGGCGGGCGCGGCTCATCGAGCTCGACCCGAAGTACGTGGATGTGATCGTGCGCCGTTGGCAGGACTATGCCGGGGCGCAGGCCACCCGCTTGGCGGATGGCGTGGCGTTCGATCAGGCGGCGAGTTCTTCTTCGACGATCTCGCAGTGAATCACAAATCCCGTCAGGTAAGGCAGCCCCTTGGGGATGCCGTACTCCTTGCTGGTCTGGCGGCCAATCGTCCAGCCCATCCAGCGAGCGACCGCCGCGTCGACCGCTTGCTTGATGGCGTGGCCCCTGAGCATCTCGTTCAGGACATCGTCCGCAAAGTGCCGCCCGTGGCGGCTGTCGAGGAAGGCCCTGACCGATTCGAGGGGCTGGCAAGTGGCGTCGGAGATCGCGGTCATCGCGATGGGCCAGGCGGTTTGGGCGTCGTCGTTCATGGTGCCCCAAAAGCCCCAGGCATCGTTTTGGGTGGCGGGGATTTGCTTGGTGGTGGTCATCGTTGTCTCCTTCGGGTTGATCGTTGCGACACCCGTATGAACGCGCTGTTCGATTGAGAAGCCAAGCACTTTCTGAAACTTTTTGGCTATTCGTAACGTGTTGTAGATGTTCGCAACGCTGCCGTTCCCGGATAAGCTAGGATTCGGCAACTCACTGCCCTAAGCCATCCATCCCATTTCAGTTTCAAGGAGTCTTCCGAAGCAGCCATACCTAATATCGAATGACGTTGAATCCCTCCTCTTGCTGAGGCGCCTCAAAGTAACTCGTAATCAGGTGAAACTCACTATCATCCACAATGAAAGCGTGGGAACTTGCTGCATTTCGCGCATGCAAGCGCAACAAACAGACATCATCGGGTACGTCAAGAAAATGCAGCACATGCCCCGATTGGACGTTGTTTAGAAGGCTCATCATCCATTTTCGGTTCGCGACAGTATTGGCAGGAAAATCCAAGACTACTGAGACCCCTATCCTAAGGAGCTCTGTCACATGCGGCCCCACAGCATTACGTAAGTTAGCAGCGCATCGGATATAGTCTGGCACAGTCTTGATGTCCCCAGGATAGAGATCAGCAAGCCATCTGTCCTCGTTGAGAATCGCCGCGTTCGGCGCCAGAGCCAGTTCTTTGGCCAATGTGGATTTTCCAGAGGCGATTTTTCCGCAGAGCAAATGTAGTGTCGCTAATGGTTTCGACATTTACACGGCCCCCAGTAAATCCGTCCCATAGGAATTATCAACAACGCAAAGCCACTTGTCGGCAGATTCTTCACGGAACACGTAAGTGGCACGCCTAGTCACGCAACTGGCCACACCGGCTTTATCAACCGTTTCCAGGATGGTTTCCATGATGACTAGCGCCGTATTCCCGCCCTGAATAACTTGCATCTCGCCTTGCTTGACAACAAGACTATGGTTGAAATATTCGGCAATCGCAGCGAATGCCTTACGAATCTGTTCCTTGCCTGTTGCGATCATGCCAGGCTTGATGACAAGCGCTGCGTCGTCCGCGTAGAACTCCATTAACGCGTCGAAGTCCTCGTCGGTGATAGCCTTGTCAGCTGATTTGATAGCCTGTTTGATTGGGTGGTGTTTCATGTCGATCTCCCTTGGTTAGAGTGCCAGGAGACGGACATAAAAAACCCGCCTCTTGGCGGGTTGCTGTGAAATGAAGCGTGCTAACCCACCATCGTTGAGATGGTGGTAATAATGACGGCAGGAGCGTTGAGCACAATCTTCATGAGGAAAACGATAACAGAAAAAGTTGAGTTGTTCAAGCTACAGTCTTTTCCAGTCTACAGTCTTTTCCAGCTACTGCTGCAGCCGAGTTAACCCTGAGTACCAATTCCCGCAATGGGAGATGATCGCCGCCCCATTGTTGATCACGCAATCCGGTAGATGCGCTCGCCGCCGTCGGGCTTTTCCGAGGTGATGGTGAGTCCGAGTTTCTTCTTGAACGCCCCGGCAAAGGTGCCGCGCACTGTGTGTGCCTGCCAGCCGGTAGCCGCACAGATCTGGTTGATGGTGGCCCCCTCCGGACGTTGCAGCATCTGGATCACCGTGGCCTGCTTGCTGTTTTCGCGGGTGCGAGGCTTGCCCTCGACGCCGACCTTGATCAACGTCTTGGCTGCGCCCTGTTTTTCTTGCGCCCAGTTAGCCTCTGCGGCCGACACGGCGGCCTCGACCTCGGGGTCGGGGTGAATGGTGGCCGGCGTCGGCCTAGCGCACCCCAGGGCATCGTAGCCCTCGGCGGCGACGAACCAATTGGTGCTGTCGCGGGTGATCAGGGCCTTGTTGAACAGTCCTTCCAGCACCTTGGTGCGGGCACCGCCCTTGATGTTGTCGGGGAACCACTCGATCTTGCCGCCGGTGTGTTCGATGGCGTAGGCGAGGATGGCGTGCTGGGCAGGGGTCAGTTGGATGGTGGTCATTTGATGCTCCTTCGTGGTGGTTGATGGTGTGGTCATGAACGCGCTGTTCGCGAGTGAAGCCAAGCGTTTTCCGCTGCTTTCTCAGCCCTGCTTCGCGGCCTGCCGGCCTGCCTCGTAGGCCGCCATCAGGGCGCTCTTTACGCCCCAGACGCTGACCTCGTGGAAGTCCATCCGGTCGCTGTTGCGGGTTTCCAGGGTTTCGATGAACAGGTGGTCCAGCGCGATCTGCTGCAGTTGCTGGTCGAGGGCTTTGGCGGCTTGCTTGGTCATGTTTTTCACCTTGTGGCGTCGTTGATGGTGATGCCATGAACGCGCTGCTCCAGAGAGAAGCCAAGCTGAATCTGAACGGGGCTGCACCAATGCTTGATGGAGATCATGGGACTGTCGATTCGCGCCTATGCCCGGCACCGAGGGGTGTCGGACACCGCCGTGCACAAGGCCATTCGTGCCGGGCGGATCACGCCGGAGGCCGATGGCAGCATCGATCCGGACAAGGCCGACCGGGACTGGGCGAAGAATTCCGACACGCCCAAGGAGGGCACCAAGCGCCGGGCTGAAACGGTCGCGGTCAAGGAACCTGCCGGCGAGCCGGTTGCTCCGGCATTGAATGCCGGTGGTACGTCGCTGCTACAGGCCCGCACCGTGAACGAGGTGGTCAAGGCGCAGACGAACAAGGTGCGACTGGCCCGGCTCAAGGGTGAACTGGTCGACCGGCCTCAGGCCATCGCCCACGTTTTCAAGCTGGCGCGTTCTGAGCGCGATGCCTGGCTCAACTGGCCTGCACGCATCTCTGGGCAGATGGCATCGAAGCTCGGCGTCGATGCTCACACGCTGCACGTTGCGCTGGAGACTGCCGTGCGTGAACACTTGCAGGAGCTGGGCGACGTTCGCCCCCGGGTGGATTGATGCTGGATGCGGATTACGAAGGCGGGATCGACATCGAGCGCGCCTGGCGGGAGGGGCTGACGCCAGATCCCTTGCTCACCGTGTCTGAGTGGTCGGATCGCCACCGGATGCTTTCCAGCAAGGCATCGGCAGAGCCTGGCCGCTGGCGTACCAGCCGCACGCCGTATCTGAAGGCGATCATGGATTGCCTGTCGCCGATGTCGGCGGTCGAGCGGATCGTGTTCATGAAGGCGGCGCAGCTTGGTGCGACCGAGATGGGCAACAACTGGATCGGCTACGTGATCCACCACGCCCCCGGCCCAATGATGGCCGTATCGCCGACGGTGGAGATGGCGAAACGCAACTCCAAGCAGCGCATCGACCCGCTGATCGAGGAGTCGCCGGTGCTGGCCGAGTTGATCGCGCCGGCCCGCAGCCGCGACGCCGGCAACACGATTCTGGCGAAGGAGTTTCGCGGCGGCGTGCTGGTGATGACGGGCGCGAACAGCGCCGTCGGCCTGCGCTCGATGCCGGTGCGCTACCTGTTTCTGGACGAGGTCGATGGCTACCCGTCGGACGTCGATGGCGAAGGCGATGCCATCTCGCTCGCCGAGGCGCGCACCCGAACCTTCGCGCGGCGGAAGATTTTCGTCGTCTCGACGCCAACGATTGCCGGCGCGAGCAGTATCGAGCGGGAGTACGAAGCGAGTGACCAACGTCGCTACTTCCTGCCGTGCCCACATTGTTCGCACCGGCAGTGGCTGCGCTTCGAGCAACTGCGCTGGGAGAAGGGGCAGCCAGAGACGGCGGCCTACGTGTGCGAGGCGTGTGACGAGCCCATCCCGGAGCAGCACAAGACCTGGATGCTGGAGCACGGCGAATGGCGTGCGCTGGTTCCCGATAATGGAGCCAAGACGGCGGGCTTCCACCTCTCGTCGCTGTATAGCCCGGTGGGCTGGCGCAGTTGGCGGGAGATCGCCGCTGCCTGGGAGAGTGCAGTGAACAAGGAATCCGGATCGGCCGCCGCCATCAAGACCTTCAAGAACACCGAGTTGGGCGAGACCTGGGTCGAGGAAGGCGAAGCGCCCGACTGGCAACGCCTCATCGAGCGGCGCGAGGACTACCCCATCGCGCGCATCCCGGCTGGCGGCCTGCTGCTGGTCGGTGGTGCCGACGTGCAGAAGGATCGCATCGAGGCCTCGATCTGGGCATTCGGGCGAGGCAAAGAGTCTTGGCTCGTCGAGCATCGCGTGCTGATGGGCGATACCGCCCGCGATGCGGTGTGGAAGCGCCTCGGCGAGCTGATCGCCGAAACGTGGTCGCACGAGTCAGGTGCGCAATTGCCGATCGCCCGGTTTGCGCTGGATACCGGCTTTGCCACGCAGGAGGCCTACACCTTCGTGCGGCTGGTACGCGATCCCCGCGTGATGGCGGTCAAGGGTGTGCCCAAGGGCGCGGCCCTGGTCGGCACGCCGACGGCGGTCGATCTCTCGCAGGGCGGCAAGAAACTGCGCCGGGGCATCAAGGTGTTCTCGGTGGCGGTCGGCATCGCCAAGTTGGAGTTCTACAACAACCTGCGCAAGGCGGCGGATGTGCTTGAGGACGGCGTCACGCTGCGTTACCCCACCGGCTTCGTGCATCTGCCCAAAGTTGATGCCGAATTCGTGCAGCAACTCTGCGCCGAGCAGCTGATCACGCGGCGCGACCGCAACGGCTTCGCCATCCGCGAGTGGCAGAAGATGCGTGAGCGCAACGAGGCTCTGGACTGCTACGTGTATGCCCGCGCGGCGGCGAGTGCTGCCGGTCTCGACCGCTTCGAGGAACGGCACTGGCGCGAACTGGAACGACAGATCGGACTCTCGCCGCCCGGCGATCCCGATCCGCAAGTCGAACAACCCACTGAGGCCACCCAACGCGGTGGCCTCGCTGTTTCTGGAACCCCGAGAACGGGCCGGCGCGTCATCCGCAGTCGCTGGTTCAGTTGATCACCACCACTGGAGAACCCCACCATGAGTCTGCAAACCCAACTCAACAGTTTCGTCCTGCGCGTCGCCGAGGAATTCAACACCGTCAAGGGGCGCACCGGCACGCTGACCGCGCTGACCACCACCGACAAGTCGAGCCTGGTGGCGGCGATCAACGAACTGAAGGCCGCGATCATCACGGCGGTGGCCATCGACGACCTGACGGTTGCCACGACCAGCACCTACTCCTCGTCGAAAATCGTCTTGGTGCTCGATGCCCTCAAGGCCGACATCTTGGGCGGTGCCGACCCGGCCTACGACACCCTGCTGGAACTCCAGCAGGCGCTGCAGAACGACCAGACCGGCATCGCCGCGCTCACGGCCGCCATCGACAAGCGCGTGCGCTTCGATGCCGCGCAGACCCTGACCGTTCCCGAGCAGACGCAAGCCCGAGACAACATCGGTGCGGTCGCCGCCACTGACATCGGCGACACCACCACCGACTTCGTGGCGATCTTCAACGCCGCCCTGGTGTAAGTGATGAGCATCGTCGCCCAACTGTCGGCGCTCGCAACCCGCATCGGCACGGAGATCAAGGGACTGATCCGTCCCGATCACCCCGGACTCGCCCGCGCCTGGGTGAATTTCGGCTACGTCGGCGGGGCAATCCAGCTTCGCGCCGCCTACAACGTCGCCTCGGTGACCCGCTTGGGAACCGGACGCTATCGCATCGTCTTTGAGGGCTCGATGCCCGACGCGAAGTATTGCTGGGTGGCCACCGGCAGGAGCAACACCGCCACGGGAACCATCCGTTTCGCGGCGGCGCGAGGGACAACGGACGGAAAGACCGAAGCAGGACTGGAGATCGTCTGCATCTCCTCCTCGGGGTCGTTGGCCGACACGCCCGAGATCAGTCTAGTGGTCTATCGATGAGCACGCCGACCTACACCGAGATGCAGTTGCAGGCCCTGCGTGATGCGCTGGCCAAAGGCGAGAAGCGCGTGACCTTCGGCGACAAGACCGTCGAGTACCGCACCGTCGAGGAACTGAAGCAGGCCATCGCCGAGGTTGAAGCCGCGATGCACAAGGATGCCGTGGCCACCGGCCTGTATCCGCGTGCGCCGCGACAGATCCGCGTGACCACCGGGAAGGGATTCTGATGGGCTGGTTCGAAACCATCAAACGCCGGGTCTTTGGCAGCACCCCCACCTACGATGGTGCAGGCTTCGGTCGGCGCACGCTCGCCTGGACGGTAGCCAACCCCGGTGCGGTCGCGGCACTCGCCTACACGCAGGAGCAGTTGCGCGCCAAGAGCCGCGACCTCGTGCGGCGCAATGCTTGGGCAGCTGCCGGCATCGAGGCCTTCGTCGCCAACGCCATCGGTACCGGCATCAAGCCGCAGAGCATGGTGGAAGATGCCGCCCAGCGCGAATCCGTCCAGCGCTTGTGGTGGGACTGGTGCGAGACCGCCGATGCAGCAGGACTCACCGATTTCTATGGCCTGCAGTCGCTCGCCTGCCGGGCCATGCTGGAGGGAGGCGAGGCGATCGTGCGACTGCGCTGGCGGCGCCCCGAGGACGGGCTGCCGGTAGCACTCCAAATTCAAGTGCTGGAGGCCGAGCATCTGCCGCTGGCGATGAACCGGGAGCTCACGAACGGTAACGTCATTCGCGCCGGCATCGAGTTCGACCGGCTCGGACGACGTGTGGCTTACCACCTCTATCGCTCGCATCCGAACGACGGAAGTCTCGGCCCAATGTCCGGGTCGGGTGGCGTCGAAACAGTTCGGGTGCCGGCAGAGGAAGTCATCCATCTCTTCCGGCCGCTACGGCCCGGGCAGATCCGGGGTGAGCCATGGCTCGCCCGCGCCCTGGTGAAGCTGAACGAACTCGACCAGTACGACGATGCCGAACTGGTGCGCAAGAAGACCGCCGCGATGTTCGCGGGTTTCATCACCCGACTCGCCCCCGAGGACAACTTGATGGGCGAAGGCCTATCAGACGCCAATGGTGTGGCGCTGGCCGGGCTCGAACCGGGCACCCTGCAAATTCTGGAGCCGGGCGAGGACATCAAGTTCTCGGCCCCGGCCGATGTCGGCAGTTCCTATGCCGAGTTCATGCGCCAGCAGTTCCGGGCAGTGGCGGCCGCCATGGGCATCACCTACGAGATGCTGACCGGCGATCTCACCCAGGTGAACTACTCCTCGATCCGCGCCGGCCTGCTGGAGTTCCGCCGTCGCTGTGAAGTGATCCAGCACGGCGTGATCGTCCATCAGCTGTGCCGGCCGATCTGGCGGGCCTGGATGGACCAGGCGGTGCTCGAAGGTTCGCTCGTGCTCCCTGGTTACAGCCGCCGTCGGCGTGAGTACCAAGTCGCCAAGTGGATTCCGCAGGGCTGGCAGTGGGTCGACCCGCAGAAGGAATTCAACGCCATGAAGCTCGCCATCCGGGCTGGTCTCACCAGCCGTTCGGAGGCGATCTCGGCCTACGGCTACGACGCCGAGGATGTCGATCGGGAGATCGCGACTGATAACGCCCGTGCCGATGCATTGGGCCTCGTCTTCGATTCCGATCCACGGCACGACCAGGCACCGACGGTCGCGCCGCCTCCACAAACCGAACAACCAACGGAGTAATTCATGCTGCCACATCTCGCCTCCCGCATCTTCGGGACGCCGTTGCTCGTCCATCGCGCCAAGCTCGACGTGATTCTGTCCGCCATCGGGCCACGATTGGGAATCGACAACCCGATCCCTGCTGATGCCACGGCGCTACTCGCGGCTGCGCCCGCACCCCGTCCAAACATGCAAGGCGCTGTCGGCATTGCCGTGATCCCGATTCACGGCACGCTGGTGAAACGCACCCTGGGGCTGGAGGCGGCCTCGGGGCTGACCAGTTATCAGGACATCAGCGTGATGCTCAATGCGGCGCTGGCCGACCCGAGTGTCACCGGCATCCTGTTGGATGTCGATTCGCCGGGTGGCGAGGCGTCGGGCAGTTTCGAGCTCGCCCGCCGCGTGCGTGAAGCCGCTGCCGTGAAACCCATCTGGGCCGTGGCCAATGACGCCGCCTTCTCGGCCGCCTACGCCATCGCATCTTCCACCGAACGCATCGTCGTCACCGAAACCGGTGGCGTCGGCTCGATCGGCGTGATTGCGCTGCACATCGACCAGTCGGTGAAGGACGCCAACGATGGCTACCGCTATACCGCCATCACGGCGGGCCGGCACAAGAATGATTTCTCGCCGCATGAGCCGCTCACCGACACGGCGAAGAGCGAGCTCCAGACTGAAGTCGATCGGCTCTACGGCATCTTTGTCAGCCATGTGGCCGCCATGCGTGGGCTGCCGGAGATGGCAGTGCGTGCGACAGAGGCAGCCCTCTACTTCGGCCCGAACGCCACGGCGGCCGGTCTTGCCGATGCCGTCGGCACGCTGGAGGCAACGCTCACTGAATTCTCGATTTACCTCAGCTCCCGAGGCCGCAAGGCGCCCCCGGCTCGGGCAGTGTCTCGAAACGGGGCGACGCATTCGCTGGAGAACGTTATGTCCGAAAAAGAAGTGCAAGTAGAAATGATCAGCGTGGATGAGGCGGCCGCTCAGTTGGCAGAGCGGGTCGCCGAAGCCCGCCGCGAAGTCACCCAATCCGCCCAGGCCATCGCCGAGCTATGCCTGATCGCCGGCTGTCCCGACAAGGCTGCCGCATTCATTGCAGAAGGCAAGAGCGAGGCGGAGGTGCGCCGAGTGCTGTGTGAGGCCAAGGCCATCCGGTCGGAAGCCACGCCCATCCACTCGACCATCACGCCTGAAGCCGGCACCGATGTGTCCCAGCGTCCCGAGTCTTCGCCCGTGGTCGCTGCCGTCAAGAAACTCACCACCAAGGAGTAAGTCATGCCCGCCATCACCCAGAGCAAGAATCTCGGCGACCTGCTGAAGTATGAGGCGCCGAACCTCTATTCCCGCGAGGCCGCCACCGTGGCTTCCGGCCAGAACCTGCAACTCGGCACCGTGCTCGGCAGGAAAACCGCCGACGGCAAGCTGTATGCCCTGGCACCGGCCGCAACCGACGGTACCGAAGCGGCCGTGGGCGTACTCGCTGCAGACACCGATGCGACCCTGATCGATCGGGACGACGCCATCGCGGTGGCACGCCACGCCATCGTCGCGCGAGGCACCCTGATCTGGCCAGCCGGTATCACCGTGCCGCAGAAGGCTGCTGCGGAGGTACAGCTTATCGCCCTCGGCATTCTGGTGCGCGACGCAGCCTGATCCGACCCATCCCTTCGTTCCCAAGAAGCCCGCCATCCGGCGGGTTTCGTCATTCTGGAGATATGAAATGCAGAATCCCTTCGACAACCCCGGCTTCGCCATGGCAAGCCTTACCACAGCCATCAATCTCGTCCCCAACCGCTACGGTCGTATCGAGCAGTTGGGGCTCATCCCGGCCAAGCCGGTGCGCACCCGGCAGATCATCGTCGAGGAGTACGCAGGCCGCCTCAACCTCCTGCCCACCAAGCCGCCCGGTTCGCCGGGCACGGTGGGCGAGCGCGGCAACCGCAAGCTGCGCTCCTTCGTCATCCCCCACATCCCGCATGACGACGTGGTGCTACCCGAGGAGGTGCAGGGCATCCGTGCTTTCGGCTCGGAGACCGAGATGGAGGCGATCGCCGGCGTCATGGCCAGGCACCTGGAAACCATGCGTAACAAGCACGCCATCACCCTGGAACACCTGCGCATGGGCGCGCTCAAGGGCCAGATTCTGGATGCCGATGGCAGCACCATCTACGACCTCTACACCGAGTTCGGCCTCACCTCCCAGGCGGTGAACTTCGACCTCGCCAACGCAAACAGCGAAATCAAGGGGCACTGCTACGACGTGCTCGCCGCCATCGAGGATGGCCTCATGGGCGAGTTCATGACCGGCGTGCATGTGCTCTGCTCGCCCGATTTCTTCCGGGCGCTCACCACCCACAAGGAGGTCAAGACGGCCTACGCCAACTGGCAGCAGGGCGCGATCCTGATCAACGACGTGCGCTCCGGTTTCACCTTCGCCGGCATCACCTTCGAGGAGTATCGCGGCCAGGCCAGCGACATCAACGGCACGGTGCGCAAGTTCATCGCCCCGGGTGAAGCGCATGCCTTCCCCCTGGGTACGATCGACACCTTCGCCACCTACTTCGCGCCGGCGGACTTCAACGAGACGGTGAATACCCTCGGCCAGCCGCTCTACGCGAAGCAGGAGCCGCGCAAGTTCGAACGTGGCACGGATCTGCACACCCAGTCCAACCCACTGCCGATGTGCCACCGGCCCGGGGTTCTGGTGAAGCTGACGAGTGCGTGATGGTAGCCGTGGCTGATCTGTACGACGCGGCCGCCCGCGCTGGTCTGCTCACCGCCGTCAAGGTTGGCACCCTGATCGTCGAGTGCGGTTTCCGCGCACCCGACGAGACGGTGCTCGATGGCCTGGCGCTCTCCCGCGATTATGAGATCGAGTTCCCGATCGAGCGTCTGCTGCTCGCCGTCGGGGACACGGTTGAGATCGCAGGCCAACTCTACCGCGTGCGCGAGGTCATTGCGCTGCGGGACGGCAACGAGTGCCGGGCAAAGCTCGCGAGGTTGCCATGAACTCGGTGCGTGAACGGATTGTGCGCGAGGTGGTGGCACGGTGTGGGACGGCGTTGGCGCCTGTCGTGGTGATGCGTCAACCCACCACGGCCATCCCACGCGAGCAGACGCCGGCCCTCGTCGTGATCGTCGAGTCCGATGCACCGGTGAAGCGCAGCAATGACCGCATGGAACGCGAGCTCGTCTTGCGGCTCGTAGGTCTCGCCCGTGATCCGACCGACGGCCATGCCGTGGTCGACGACCTGATCTGCCGTGCTCACGTCGCCCTGTTCGCGGACAGCACCCTCGGCAGTCTGGCACTCGGGGTCGCCGAGATGGATGCCGATTACCAAGCCGAGGACGCCGACATCGACGCCATCGCTATCCCGGCCATGTACCGCATCACCTACCGCACCCTCATTTCCGACATCACTCAAGGAGGCTGACATGCCCAAGCTGAAACTTCTCATCACCCATACCCACGCCGGGGTGGCCTACTCCGCCGGCCACGTCCTCGACGTGGACGAGCATACCGCCCGCTGGTTGATCGACCACCGGATCGGCGAACCCGCCACCCAGCGCTCCGAGCCGGCACCGGATGCACTCGATGCCTCGGTGAAGATCGCCAAACCCCCCAAGGAGTAACCCACCATGTCCTACTACGCATCGTTCCAAGGCCGGGTCTATCTCGGCGAACGCAACGCCAATGGCGACCCGATCAATGTCCGCTCGCCCGGCAACGTCGCCGACCTGTCGCTGTCCCTCAAGACCGACGTGATCGAGCACTACGAGAGCCAGACCGGCCAGCGCGCTGTCGATCTGCGTCTCGTCAAGCAGAAGTCCGCTACCGTCGCCCTGACCATCGAGGAGTTCACCAAGGAGAACCTCGCTCTGGCCCTCTACGGCAATCACGAAACCGGCACCGGCGGCAGTGTCACCGATGAGCCAGTCGGAAGCGCCACCCCGGTCGTTGGCGATCGCTACTTCCTCGCCCATCCCAAGGTCTCGGCTTTGTCGGTGGTGGATTCAGCAGGTACGCCGGCTACGTTGACGCTGGGTACGCACTACACGGCGGATGTGGATTTCGGTGCCATCCAGTTCCTCGACACCACGGGTCTGACCGCACCTTTCAAAGCCAGCTACACCTTCGGCGCGGTGACCGAGATCGGCATCTTCACTCAGCCCCTGCCCGAGCGCTTCCTGCGTCTCGAAGGGGTGAACACCGCCGCCAATAACGCCAAGGTGCTGGTCGAGCTCTACCGCGTGGCGTTCGACCCGTTGAAGAAGTTCGACATCATCTCGAACGACCTCAACAAGTTCGAGATGGAAGGCTCGCTGCTGGCCGACTCCACCAAACCCTACGACGCGGTGCTCGGCCAGTTCGGTCGCATCGTCCAGCTCGGGTGATCGCCATGACTGACGATACCTTTGCCGCGCTGCCGCCGGTACCCGAGACCTTGAACATCGGCGGTGAAACCCTCGACATCACGCCGCTCAAGGTGGGCGAACTGCCTATCTTCGCCCGCACCATCCGTCCCTTTGCTGGGAAGCTCACCGCCGATCCCGATTGGCTGCGCCTGCTGTCCGAGGATGGCGAGGCAGTGATCCTGGCGCTGGCCATTGCTTGCCGCCGACCGCCGGAGTGGGTGGCGAATCTCGCCTTGGACGATGCCATCCGGCTTGCCGAGGCGGTGTTCGGAGCCAATGCGGATTTTTTTATCCGCCGCGTGGTGCCGGAAATCACGCGGGTCAGCCAGCGGATCGGAACGGTGATCCCTGGAGCGACGCCATCGCCCGGCTCCTCCGGGCCGGACACCGCTATCCCGATGTCCTGACCTACACGCTCGCGCAGCTGCGGGCGTTCCTGGTTGCCGCTGAACGCGCCGAGCGAGAAGACCTCGCGGGGCAGTTCGCCTTGCTGGTGACGGCCGTGCGCGGTGGCAGCAACGAAATCAAATCCCTCGTGCGAGAACTAAAGCCATGAAACTGTCGCTCATCACTTCGGGGCTGCTCGATCCGAAGCGGCTCGACAGTTGGGTGCCGGAGAAACGTCGGGCGATTCGCAAGGCCGTGGAAGCCGGCATGAAAACCGCCGGCAAGGTGATCGCCCAGGCAGCCCAGTCCCGGATGCAGTCGGTCTTCAAGGTGAGGAAGGCAGGATTCTTGAAGTCGATGCGGCACAAGCTCTACGCCGGCAGCCCCGAGAAATTCCCGGCGCTCCTGGTTGGCTCGCGCATCTCGTGGCTGGGCATCCACGTCCGTGGCGGCACGATTGGAGGAAAGATGTTGATTCCCTTGTTGCCTGAGCACCAGCGCATCGGGCGCAAGGCGTTCCGCCGCGTGATCGATGGCCTGATGCGCGCCGGCAACGCCTTCTTCATCGAGAAGAACGGCAAGGTGATCCTGATGGCCGAGAACATCAAGGACAACACCAGCGAACTGCGTCGCTTCAAACGGGCGGAACGGGGTCGCTCCGGTGCGAAGTCGATCAAGCGTGGCCAGGAAATTCCCATCGCCGTGCTGGTCCCGAGCGTGACCCTGCGTGGTCGCTTCGACCTGCCGGGCCTCGTGCGCTCGCAACTGCCGAAGCTCTCCACCGCCATCCTGCAACAACTGAACGCAAAAGGTCTGTAACCCTTGGCATCCGACCGCGCCCAAATTCTCATCACTGCCATCGACCAGACCAAGTCGGCGCTTGCCTCGGTCAAGGGCAACCTGGAAGGTTTGTCGGTCGCTGCGAGCAAGGTCAACGGCGTGCTGGCAGGCTTGGGGGCGGCCTTGTCGCTGGGGGCACTGGTTGCCGCCGGCAAGGCGGCGCTCGACACCGCCGACAACCTCTCCAAGCTCTCGCAGAAGACCGGCATCTCGGTCGAGTCGCTGTCGCTGCTGAAACCCATCGCCGAGCAGTCCGGCATTTCGCTGGAGGGACTAGCCAAGGGGATGCAGAAGCTGGCGACCGCGATGGTCGAGGCGGCGGGTGGATCGAAAGAGCAGGTCGAGGCATTCAGCCGGTTGGGCGTCTCGGTCAAAGATGCCGCCGGCCAACTGCGCCCGACCGAGGAGGTATTGCTCGACCTCGCCGACGCCTTCGCCGCGATGCCCGATGGTGCCGAGAAATCGGCGCTGGCGGTCAAGCTCTTCGGCAAGAGCGGCGTCGAGCTGATCCCGTTCCTCAACCAGGGGCGAGCTGGCATCGAGCAATTGAAGCAGAAGTTCAAGGAGCTGGGCCTCGAGATCAGCGGCGACACCGCCAAGGCCGCCGAAAAGTTCAACGACACACTCGATACGGTGAAGCAGGCCCTGTCCGGCATCGCCATGAAAGTGGCCGAAGCGGCGCTGCCGGCCTTGCAGAAACTGGCCGACACCTTGGTGGCACTGGCCTCCCACGGCGAGGAGATAATGGCCGTGCTGCGGGTACTCGGCGAGATCATCGTTGCTGTGCTGGCCGTCAAGGGCGTCGCGGCGGTGGCTGCGTTGGGTAGTGCCTTGGCGGTACTGAAGGCAGCCTTCATGCGCTTCCTGCCGGTGCTGGCCGCTGTGGCTGTCTGGGAGATGGGGCGCGGCATCGTCAACATGGTGCAGGACATCCGCGAGACCAACCGGGCCATCGATGAGATGAACCGGCAGCGTCAGCAACTGGAGCAACTGTCGGCGGCGATGGAGGAGCTGGCCAACACCGGCACGCTCTCCGTCAAAACCCAGATGATGCTGGCCGCGCAGGCCGCCGAGCGACTCAAGGCTGCCTTGCCCGGCACGGCGGATGCCCTGCGTGCCATCCAGGGCGCGGCCACCCAAGCCGGCGAGGCGATCCGGCAGGCGCTCGATGCCGAGACCAAGAAGGCCGCCGAAACGGTCAAGCAACTCTCGGCCAGCTACAAGCAGGTCGCCGCCGACATCAAGGCGATCTGGGATGCCCGCGTTGCCGAGATCGAGTCGAACTACAAGCGGCAGGAAGCGGCGGCGCAGAATGCCGCACGCTCCGAGTCTGCTGCGATCCGTGAATCGGCCCAATCGCTGCTTGCTGCCGAGCGCGAGAAACTCGCGGCGGTGGAAGCCGGAGCGCGGCAGATGGAGTCGGCCTGGAAGGCCACCTACGGTCAGGCCGTGGCGCTCGCCCGGGCCGCCGGGCAGGACGTACATGCCATCGAGCGGCAGGCGGTCGAGGCGCGCATCGCCATCTACTCCCAACTGGAGTCTGCCTACCGCGCCACCGTCGACCGGCTGATCGCAGAGGAGCAGCGGCACCTGCAAGCAGCCAAAGCCGCCGACGAGGCCCGGCTCAACCTGCGCCTCTCGGTCGAAGATCGCATCCGCGAGCTTTCCCGCAAGGGGATGGACGAGTACGCGGCCTATCAGGATCGGCTGCGCCAGATCGACGAGAAGCAGGCGCAAGCCCGCGCGGCGCTCGCCGCCGGCAACTATGAGCAGGCCCGCAAACTTGCCGAAGAAGCCATCGCGCTGGCCGAGCGCACCGCATCGGCGGTAACCAAGCAAGTCGAGCAGAACGGCAAGACGGTCACCCAGACTGTGGTCTCCGAGGGCCAGGCGGCAGCCACCGCCATCGGCGAGATCAAGGAGGCTGCTGGCATTGCCGATGCCGCGCTCAAGGGCTTGGGCGACGCGCACAAACAGGCCGCCAGCGCTGCCGGCCAGGGTGCCGACGAGGCCAAGCGCGCACTCGCCTCGGTGTCCGATGAACTGGACAAGCTGCGCCAAGCTTTGCTCACCCAGGACAAGCTCAAGCTCGAGGTCGACATCGAGGCCGCAAAGGCCGACATCGAGAAACTCAAGGCGCTGACCGAGTCGCAGCAACTCGTCGCCAAGATTCAGGCTGACACCAAGGAGGCGCAAGCATCCCTGGAGAAACTCAAGTCCGACGCGGACAACCTGCAGTTGCTCGCCAAGGTTGAGGCCGATACCACGCAGGTCATGGCCGACATCGACCGGCTCAAGGGCACGCTGGCCAGCGCCAACGTCGAAATCCCGGCAATGGTGTCCTTCGATCAGCCCCGCCAGCAGTTGGCGTCGTTCGCCCTGGATGCCAAGACCGTGCTGTCGGCACCGACCTCGGCCACGCATACCGTGCAGCCTGACCTCGGGCAGTACCGGGCGGCCGTGTCGGAACTGCTGCGACCGACGTCGAGCACACACACGATCTACGTCACCAAGGTCTACACCAATGCCCAGGGTGGCCTGATCCAGAAGCTGGCGGAAGGCGGGCAGGCTGTCGCCGAAGGGTTTCGGCGGATGTCGGGGCGCATCTTCGGGCCGGGTACAGAAACCTCGGATTCGGTGCCGGCGCTGCTCTCCCACGGAGAATTCGTGATCCGAGCGGCCAGCGTGCGCAAGTTCGGCGAGACCTTCTTCGCTTCGCTCAACGCCGGATTCCTGCCGCCGCTTCCGCGCTTCGCCGCCGGTGGGGCCGTGGGCAACGTGGTGAGTCAGGTGGCGATGATGGCTGGCGACAACGGTACGCCGGACCGCGCGCAGTTGCGTGACATTGTCGACCTGCGCTTCCACGTGGGCGGTAAGCCGCACACGGTGCAGTCCTCTCGCGAGACGGCAATGCAACTGGCGCAGGCGCTGCGCGAACTGTCGCGGGGGGCGTGATGAAGGAGCCGTCGCCAACCCCTCTGCCGGATGTCACGCCGCCACCTGGTGGGCCGGTCAAGGCCAACCTCAAGCAGGCGGTGCCCATCGAATTCTTCACCTGCACCTGGCAGAGCGCGCAGGACGAAGTGCGTCAGCAGCGTGACTGCGATTGGTGGATTTACGACTGGTCGAGTGTGGATTTCTACTGGCTGTTCGGCAACAACTACTGGTGGATTCAGCCGCAACCCGATCACAGTCCGCTGGCGCGCCGCTACTACGACCAGGTGATCAGCGAGCTCAACAACGCCACGAGTCAGGCGTACAACCAGTGCGAGAGCCGCCATTACGCCTCGCAGTCGGAACCCGAGCCGGGCCTGCGCCTCACCGTATCGAGTCGCCTTGATCGGGGCGGGGTAAGGCGCGGCAGTAGCAATGATCCCAGCGGAATCGAGGCGCGGCTGTCCGTGCCGTTCGCGGCCGGGACGAACCCGCCGCCGCCGACTCCCTGCCCGATGCTGCGGCGCGAGCTCTTCGCCAAACCGGCCGACTTCAGCTACGTGTTGCACGGGCCGGGCGGCGGGAATTTCCGCTGGGAGTGGCGCGATCAGCAGACCGTGACGCCTGACCCGTATTTCGAGCTCTATGGTCGCACACTGAAGTTCTCCGGCAGCAGCGGCTCGCAGTTTCTCGGCAGCCTGCACCTCATCATCGACCGGCTCGCCGACCTGTGGGTACGCTTCGAATCCAGACCGATTCCGAGCGCCGTCGCGGATCGGGTCGATCCGGTGCAACAGCTGTCCTATCAAGTCAGCACCGGTGTCGGCTACTTCGGCATCGCCGCTGTGATCGAAGTGCTTCACGTCGAGTCAGGCCAGATCTGGTACCAGAGTGTGCACGGCTCGAACTACTCGCCCGGCCAGATGACTACCTACAGCTGGTGGCCGAGCGGATGGGAACAGATGTCGATGGACGCCAACGGCATCATCCGGCATTACAACGTGGACTGGTTCTACTGGTTCAACACCATCGACCCCGCCAGCATTGGTCTACCGACGACCGGCACCTACCGGATGCGCTACATCCTGCTGGCCTACGGCTACCAGACCTACAGCCGCTCGGTGAGCAGCAGCGCGCTGGGTCTCTCCGGCGATACGCGGATGTCGTGGAAGTCGATCTGGCTCTCGCACATGCCCTCGTTGATCACCTACACGCCCGGGATGGCTGACGGCATTATCCCGCCGTTCGAGGTGACCTACACGCGCAGTCCGGTGCTCTATCCGTGGCCGGCAAACGAAACCGGCATCTTGTTCGATGCCGTGTTCGACATGAAAAACATCACCACCTTCCGCTTTGTGATCAAGGTGGGCAACACCTTCGATTTCGCCGTCGGATTGGTGGTGCAAGCCTCGGGTTGGCAGGCGTGGGTACATCTGGAGCCGGGCGAGACGAAATACCTGGCCGGCGGCGTCTCGATTTCCGGGATGGCCAACTGGAATGCCTACCCGCTGCATCCCCAATCGCCGAACTACGGATGGCAAGGCAACTGGGGCAGCAGCTACATCTCGATGTACAACGGCCAGTGCTCAATCACGTTCAGCCTGTTCCTGACGGCACCGAACAATCCGGAGACGACGCCGGCCAATATGCCCACGAAAAAGGCCACGCAGCGGTGGTACTGGGACCTGTCCAGCTGGGGGCCGCAGTACGAACCCGAGTGGGGCGCGATCAAGAAGTACGCCCCTGACGGGCGCTACGACTACGAGTACGTGCTCCAGCAATACAACCTGAATGCGGTGGCGATCACGAGCATCAACCGTTCGATCACCAAGCCGAGCTACCAGCCGCTGATCAACCCGGCGACCTACTTCGTGACCGGCTACCAGACGACGATGTATGACTGGATCAGCCCGTGGCACAAACGCCCCTGGCCCGGCTACTCGGGATGGGGAAGCCTGAGCGCGCCGATCATGATCAACGGCGAACAGCGCACCTGGAACGGTTCGCAGTACGTCTGGGTGCCGGTGGAGGCGGTGGCGATCTCGCTCACCCGAGTGATGATGCAGCAGGTGGCAGCACAGCTCGGTGTCGTCGAGTACGTGATGATGGATGGCGACGACATTCGCTGGTTCGTGCCAGTCACCTACAGCCCACCAACCTATCCTGAGTCGTTCTCGAACGTCTTGTGGATCGACCGCTTCTACACCCAGGGCGGGGCACTGATCGACGACGCGGCGATGCGATCCGCCTTCCAGACGGTGATCGCCAACAACGCTGCCAGTTGGCAGAACTACCGGAACATCGTCATCCATCCTTCGGTGCGCTTCGGCAGTTTTCTCGACAACGGTGGCTTCGAAGTGGGCGACTACCTGCTCGGGCCGAACGGCGGCATGGTCGAGGTCGGCAGCCTCGCCGATCTCGGCTCGGTCAGCACCCGCTTCCTGTACCACGTCCGACCCGAGTTCCAGTAGGAGACCAGTGTGATCATCTTGGACGGCATTCAACTGCCGGCGGGCCTCCTTTGGTCCGACGAATGGACTGCAAGCCGTGTCGCCCAGACCGTGCGCCGCACCCTCGACGGGTCGGTGGTGGTGTTCTACGGCCAATTGCAGGCCGGGCTGCCCATCACCTTGGAATCGGAATCCGACGCCGGCTGGCTCACGCATGCCCAGGTCGAGGCGCTGGCCCTACGGGCGGCAAGCCCGGGCGGCGTCTACACCCTGACCCTGCGCGGTGAGTCGCGGCAGGTGATGTTCCGCCACCAGGACGCACCCGCCTTCGAGGCCCGGCCCCTGGTGCCGGTGGCCAATCCGCAACCCGGCGATTTCTACCTCGCCACCCTGAAGCTCATGACCGTATGAGAGGAACCCATGCCCATTCTCGACAATGAAATCGTTTGGCGGCCTGCCACCCTGATGTCCGACGTCACGCCTGCCCAGAACGGCGGACGAATGACCTTCTCGCAACTGGTGTCCGGAGTGAAGAACAATCTCTTCCCCGACGTCTCGCAGTCCGAGCGACTGGCCGGTGCGGTGAAATGGCGCAAGGCCTTCATCCACGTCAACAGTGCGCAGGACACGGCGCTGCTCAACGTGCGCATGTTCCTCGACAGCCTGACGCCTGCCGGCGACTTCGTGGTGTTCCAGCCGGGGACGCAGACCGACACCGAAGATCAGATCGCCGGTCGGCCCTATGGCATCGGCACGCTCTACGCGCCAGTTGTCGGCGGGGCCGCCCAAATGCAGGTGGCATGCGAACACAACGCCGAGTACGCCACCCTGCAACCGCTCCGGGTCGGCGACGTGGTGCGCGTCTCGGATCGGCCGAGTACCGGCGGTGCCGGCAACGAGGAATGGGTGACGATCAGCGGCGTGAGCTACGGCACCGATTTCGCCACGGTGGATGTCTCGCCCGCGCTCGTAAACAGTTACGCCACGTCGAACACGCTGGTATCCAGCGTGCTCGAACTGCCCAGCGCGGTAGCTGGTGTCACCGGGGTGTCGGTCACCAGTGCCGGAGGCAGCTTCAATTCCGCCACTGTCGGCAACCTCGTCGCCCACAACAAGGGGGCGGTGGAGGAGATCTGGACACTGACCTTCACGAGCGCCACCACCTTCACGGTTTCCGGCAACACGGTCGGCACACTGGCCAGCCCGGGATCGGTCAGCGCCGACTACGCGCCGCTGAACCCGGCGACCGGAACACCGTACTTCACCATCAAGGCCATCGCTTGGGCGGGCACGTTCCAGACGAACGACACGGTGACCTTTGCGACGCAGCCTGCCGCGATCCCGATCTGGTATCGCCGCCAGGTGCCGGCGGGGACATTTAGCCTGGCGAACGACTTCACGTCGCTGGCCATTCACGGGGAGAGCGCGTGATGCCCCGGGTTGGTTTCAAGAAGACGTTTGCCGCCGGCACCTTCGACAAGGCTGCCGTGCAGGCCCTGTTCGGGCACCTCAAGACTTACGTTGCTAGTGCCGGCTTCAACGTCCTGCTGGACACTGTCGATGGTATCGACTTCATCCGTCTGGGCTCGCCGGCAGGCACTGCCGACGATGACGTTCCGCACTGGGCGTTCAGTTTTCAGGATCAAGACCCCTACGGGGCGATCTTCGCTTACCCGGTCTACGGCAACGACTATCTCGACCAAAGCGCCTACGCGCACAGCTACACCATCGTGCACTCCGCGTGGGTGGGAAATCCCTCGCCGGAGATCATAGTCTGGTTCGCCGCCGACGGTGCGGCCGGATGGTGGTGGCTGCATGCCAGCCAGGTGGACACCAACAGCGCAACCGGTGTGTCGATGCGCTTCGCTGCTGCCGGCGCGACCTCGCGGCGCTATCCGTCCGACACCCACCAGGGGCTGTGCGCCCGTTACGGCATCTGGGATGCCTGGGGCGATTGGGAGCCGGCCTACGCGAAGGACGAAACGGGTGTGATCGATATGTATCCCTGGACGGGCACGTGGTCGCCCTTCGGCGAGGGGTGGGACTTCAACGGCAAGCGCGACGCCGGGTCACCCCTGCCCAAGATGGCCGTGCCGCAGTTCCCAAATCGGGACGGCGGCATCAGCGCCTGCATCCTCGGCGAGTTCAACGAGATTCTGATCCTCACCGACGGCTACGCCCAGGAGGAGGTCGTCGTGCCAGGCTGGATCGCGATGATCGGCGACGAGTGGGATCAGCCCTACGCCGTGCCGGCCCCGCCCCAGTTTGACGACCCGGACGCCGGCCCGTTATGACCCTCGGGATCTCGCTCGCCCTCACGCTGGGGGCGGGGCTTTACGCCGACTCGGGGCCAACCGTTCTCAAGCGGCGGTTCGAGACCGCGTGGGGCAAGACGGAAGTCTTCGTGGCCAATACCACGCCGTGGGAACTGGCTCGGGAGCGCGCGTGGCAGCACGCGGAAAGCTGGTCGATCCGCTTCGCGCAAAACTTCCAGTCTCCCTATGGACTGCGGCTGGAGAGTGCCAGCCGGCATCCCTACGGGGACATGCGCCAGCACCGCCGGAACATTTCGGCTGCCTGGGGCGATGTGCATCAGACCAAGGGCCGCCACGTCATTCCGTACACCGATCTCGGCGCTTGCCGGAAATCGATGCAGGCTGCGTACTGGCTCACCCAGCAGGTCGCGGCCGGTATGGTGCTCGGGTACGACGTGACCAACGTCGATCCCGTCGCCAAGCGACTGACAGCATCCTGGTCGATCCTCGATGATGCGCGGCTGCATGCGGTGGTGAACAGCCCGGAACTCGTCTGGCACAACCAGCGGATTCGCATCGTCGAGGCAACCCTTTCCTGTGACGAGGAGAGCCCGGTCTGGATCGCACGGGTCGAGATCGCGGCCATCACCGACTTCGCCGCTATCGGCATCGGCGACACGATCACCCTTGTTCTGGGGCTGGAAACCTTCGTGCTGGTGGTCGACGGCAAGACGCTGTCGCGGACCTCGGTCGCCGAACAACGGATGGAACTGACGGCAGTTTCGCCCGTGGCGCTGCTCGACTCGCCCTTTGCCGGCACGATCCGTTACTACGAGGCCGGTGCGGTTTCCGCGCGTGCCGCAGTGGAGTTCCTGATCGGTTCGGTCCACTGGCAACTGCCGGAGTGGATCATTCCGGCAGGCCGGCTGATGCTGGAAGGGGCGACGCCGCTGGCGGCTGCCCGCAACATCGTCGCGGCCATCGGCGGCATCGTCGAGAGCAATCCGGACGGCTCGGTGGTCTGCCGCCGCCGGCACCCGGTCAGCATCCCGCAGTACGGTGCTGCGACCGTCGCGCACAGTCTGTTCGACGCGGACGTGATGTCGGCACAGGCGCAGATCGCGCCGATGCGTGGCTATAACCGGGTGACTATCGCCAACGAGGAGGGCGGTACGGGCACGTCCTCCGACCGGATCGAGTACGTGGCTGATGCCGATGACGCCTATCGGGGCACGGTGCGCGCATATCTTGCCAGCACGCGCGCCGTGGTGCTGGCCCATACCGGGCATCCGTCCACAGTCATCGCGAGCCTCGGCCCAGTCACCCGTACCGAGAGTGAGACGGTCGAGTTTATCGAGGGGCAGGCGAGTACCCGCTACCCGGTGACCGCCATCGTGAATCTCGCCTGGCAGCACACCGGGCTGGGCGACGTGACCGTCTTGGGCCAGAGCCTCACGGCGACCACCAGCGGTTACAGCCTGCTCCGAATCACTTACACCACCACGTCGCTCGACTGGCGCGTGGCACTTCCCATCGATGAGGAAGTGCAGTTCGTGCTGGTCGACGCATGAGGACACATCATGGCCAATGCCACCATTCGCGTTCAATTCGGCAACCCGGACGGCTCAGGTTCGGACGGTCACCTCTCTGCCGAGGTCGACACCCGTCCAGATGGTCTGAACGGCGGCCGCAGTTCCTTCAGTCCGGGCGAAACCGCCTACATACTCGTCTACAAGTCCGACAACGTGAGCATCACCGACACCATCTGCTCGGCGGGATCGCTCTCGGCACAAGGCAGTGCCGTGGTGACGGTAACCGAGGAACTGATGTTCGAGGATGCCGATACGGCGACGCTCGGCAAGCCGGCGCGCTCGGCCATCTCGCAGTCGGTGTGGTACGGGCGCAGCCTCGGCGGTCTGACGCTTCAGTCCGACAAGGTCACGGTTAAGGCATCGAGCAAAGGGGTGGCGGTGGCCAAGGTCACCTACGATGCGCTAGCTCTGGTCTATGCCCTGTCGTCGCCCTCCACGCTCAACGGCGAGACGGATTTCTCCATCTTGGCACTGATCAAGGGGACGGCATCGTGATCATCGAGGTTTACCGGGGCGACGGTGCGCGCGAGGGTTCGCCTATCGTCGAGCCGCTGCTCGCCGACGACGCGCTGATCTACCTGGGCATGGCCGAGATGGATGCCAACGCTCACGCCTTCAACCGTATCGAGATGGCGGTGGTCTTCCGGCCGGGGTTTCGCCTCGGGCAGATCGTCGAGGCGACCGACCCGTCCACGGCGAGTCCCTACCGCGCCAAGGTGACGGGCATCCAGATCACGGTGTCGGAAGCGGCCATCGAAACCCATCTCACCCTGGAGCAGCCGCGATGAGCTTTGCGCTGAAGGAACTCACGCGACTCCTGCTGCCTACGCAGGCCGTGGTGGGCGCGGTGGTCGGCATCGACGGGGCCGTGGTGCACGTGGCCACCGAACGGGGTGCAATCACCGCCCGGACGCTCGATGCCGTGGCCGTTGGCGACCGGGTGCAGATCAAGAACGGCATCGCCACGAAGGCACCGGTGGCCAAGCAGGTATTTCCCGTCTGACGACAATTGGAGGAATCGAAGTGAAGCAAGCGACGACATTTCTGGAGCGGGTACGGCCCGCAATCGATGCCCTGCCCGATGGGACCGACAAGGACACGCTGCTGGCCCTGGCCGAAGCACAGGACATCATCGAGCGCGGTGACGTGCATCCGAAGCAGCGGGCCCTGGCCATGCGTCGACTGGTAGGCGGCGCTGCCGTTGTGGCCGGCAGGAAGGCCGGGCGTCCGCAAGCCAAGAGGCGCGGCAAGACGCCGTAGTGCCAAGGCAACCTCATTTCACACCCGCGAACCCGTCCACGAGGCGGGTTTCGCATTTCTGGAGGATGAAAACATGGATGCAACCCAAGTGGAGCGGCGAAAGATGGTGACGCTGCCGCAGGATGAGTTTGAGGCGATTCTGGAGCGCGCCGCCGAACGCGGTGCCCGGCACGCCCTGGCCGATGTCGGTCTCGACGGGCCGGAGGCCGCGCACGACATCCGCGAACTGCGTGGCCTGCTCGACGCATTCAACGAAGCCAAGAAAACCGCCGGCCTGACCATCGTGAAGATGCTGGTCACCGGCCTGGTGATGGCGTTGCTGGCCGGCGCATTCCTGAAACTCAAGCTGTTCGGAGGTGGGCAATGATCGAGACACTACTTGGCGGTCTACTCGGTGGGGCCTTCCGGCTCGCCCCGGAAATCCTGAAGTGGCTAGACCGCAAGGGCGAGCGCGGCCACGAACTGGCGATGCAGGACAAGGCGCTGGAGTTCGAGAAGCTGCGCGGCGCACAGCGCATGGCCGAGATTGGCGCTGCCGCCGATGCTGCGTGGAATACCGGGGCCATCGATGCCCTGCGCGAGGCGGTAGCAGCGCAGGGGCAGCGTTCTGGTGTGCGCTGGGCCGATGCTTTGTCGATCAGCGTGCGCCCGGTGATCACCTACTGGTTCATGGCGCTGTACTGCGCAGCCAAGACGGCGGCGTTTGCGGCTGCCGTCACTGCCGGTGCTGGTTGGGGCACGGCGATCCTGCACGCATGGACGGAGGCCGATCAAGCGCTGTGGGCCGGGGTTCTGAACTTCTGGTTCCTGGGGCGCGTGTTCGACCGGGTGCGTTCGTGATTGAGGTTCCGAAAGTGGCCATTGATCTGGCTAAGCGGTTCGAAGGGTTCGAGCGCAAGGTAAAGCGTGGCATTGAAATTACTGCCGTTCCCTACATCTGCCCCGCAGGGTTCTGGACGATTGGCTACGGCCATCTGTGCGACCCGAAGCAGCCGCCGATCACCGAAGCGGAAGCCGAGGAGTATCTGGCACGCGATCTGCAAACAGCGCTGGTGGCGACGCTGCGCTACTGCCCGGTGCTGGCTACCGAGCCGGAGGGGCGGCTTGCAGCCATCGCGGACTTCACGTTCAACCTTGGGACGGGGCGGTTGCAGGCCTCGACGTTGCGACGGCGAATCAATCAGCGTGACTGGATCGCTGCTGGGCAGGAACTGCGGCGCTGGGTCTATGGCGGCGGCAAGATTCTTCCTGGCCTCGTTGCCCGTCGAGAGGCAGAGGTCATGCTCCTCATCGCCGAACCATGA